TTCTAGCTTCTATCTCCTGTTTTAATTCTTCTTGAAACGTTGTGTTTAATTTCTCTAACACAGCATCTAAATCTCTAACCAAAGACTGTGCTGTGTCCGCTTGGTATTCTTCACTTGCTCTAGTTAATGATTGTACAATTTTTGCCATTATCGTCTTCCTCCAGATTGTATATCTAATCTAAAAGTCCCTAACTTCCAACTACTATCTACCGCAGTGTTAGAAATAGTTAAAGCAATTGCTCTAGCTCTAGCTCGTGTATCAACTTTACTTGTAGAAGTTGTCACTGTAAACGGACCTAATGAGGAGCTTGCTGCAGCGTCATTAGGGTAGTCTCTTAAATCTAGTTGTACAATAGCATTTCCTGTTTGTGAAACAAAGTCAGGAATAATTCTACTCACCCTCATAATACTTTCACCATCTCCTCTAAGGTCAGCCATATTAGTTGCTGCTCCTTTAACTACTTTTTGTGTAATATCATAATCTCCTGAAGTAATACTTGCCGGTACAGCATAACTTGTGCCTCCCTTAATATAATTTACTCCGGTTTCATGTTCATAGTAAATAGAAATACCATCTGTGTTACCTACTGTATCACACGTATCCGTATCTGCATCGTACTGAGTTGCATGAGGTAAACCAAATACAGCTGAATCTTCCCAAGTTGTTCTAGGGAAAATTGAACTAGCATTAGTAAACCAGATAGGTCTTTTTGCTGTTGAATCTAAATAACTGTATGTAACTGATCTATCAACTACATTTGAACCTGAAGTACAATAGAACCAAGTGATCTCACCAAACAAGTTATTAATACCACAATATACTAATTCATTAGACGTTGTGTTAAGATCATCATAAACATAATCTTCGACCAAACAATCCATCGATTCTAATCGACCGGTATACCTAAAGAAACCATTATCAGACATCCAGTAAGCCGCACCATCAACTTCAACAGCTGCATTCTTACCTAGTAATCCACAGTTATTTCCAACTTGTTCGTAAGCAAATGTAAATGGAGTTCCAACAAATCTCATTGTAAATAAAGAAGTATCGGTCCAAACATAAATTGCATTTCTACCAAGTTTAGATCCAACAATCCGTGATCCGGCGGCCAGTCTCTGTGTACCAGCACTATTGGTTGCTGTTGGAGCATAGTCATTAATATTTTCTTGAGAAGAGAACCTTATAAACATATCATCTTGAGTTGTTGGGTCTCCAATCGTTGTCTCTGTTCCAAAGAATACTAAGTGACGATCGGGAGTAGAGACTAACATGTCCCTTGACGCTGTTGGTGCACCTGAAATAATTGTAGCTCGTGTTGCTGTTGCATTAGTTGCATTTGAATCCCATTCAAAACATTCTCCATTAACAATTAAAGCAATTAAAGTTTGGCCTAGATTGTCCAAGGACCATTGACCGGGGTCCGCTACAGAATCTGAACTTGTTGAAGCTTCACCCCAACCTACGTAATCGGTCCCATTAGTAACCGTAGCTCCACTAGAATAAGTTGATGCAGAAGTCCCTCTTTGTGCTCTAACAACACCTGTTAATTCTGTTCCAGTAATTCCAGTGTATTTTATAAATTCTGTGCCAACTAAAATATAAGATGTTCCTGAAGTTGGAAAATCAGTTATACTTGTTAATGTAATTCCTGTTGTTTGACCTGTGCTAGTAATAGCTGCACTTAAAGTAGTTGTTTTAGCACCGATAGCTGTTCCACCAAAAGTAGAAATACCATAACCATAAACTCCTAGTTGTTGAGCCGGTCCTACCGGGTAATAATATTTAACAGATAGATCTCCGTCGGTTGCAGAAGCACTAGCGTTAGATGCCATAGTAATAGTAACTGAAGTAGAATCAACTACCGAAGTTATCATAAATGTTTTATCATCAAAATCAGCAGCAGAATAACCGGAACCTGTTGGAGGTGTAACATTTTCAAGAAATAAAATATCTCCAGCAGTCATACCGGTAGTTGAGGATAAAGTAATAGTAAGAATAGCTGAACCTGAAGTACAAGCTAGTTTATCTGTTAGTGCTCCAAAGTCGGTTTTGATAGGATGAATGTCATAATAAACTCCACCCGTGTAAGCATATAAAATTCTATTAGTTCCTAGAATAGCATACTTGATTGATGTTTTATTAACCATGTGATGCAAAGCTCTTGTTGGACCACATAAATTAGTAGAACCTAATTGAGTCCAGCCCCCAATCTTCTCTGGAGTACCATATCTAAAACGTACATTCTCGCCGCCAGTCCATTGAGACTCAGCTCCTGTTTCTGTAACTTGTTTATTGAATCCTGGTAGAAATCCTAATTTTTGTAGCATATAAAAACCTGTTTATTAGGTGTTATATCATATTGTTGATAAACTCAACAGATTTTATAACTATTGTCTATAAAAACTTCCATATTGATAGATAATCAAATATTATTTTTTAATTTATCAGAAATTATTTCTTTTTTATCATCATATTTATAAAGACGTTTAGAACAAAAATCGTCAGGTAAACCTAAGTGCGGTCTGTTATCAAATTTATTACTATATTTGATAGATGACTCTAAGGTGTTGTAATGTAAAAAGACTTGTCCACAAATATCACCTTCAAATGGTTCTCTCCAGTGTTCTAAATTTATGCCATCATAAACAACTAAATCACCTGGTCCTAAATCTACTTGAGTCCCTTTAGTGTAATCAGATTTATATCCATAAAAATCTTTTTTACCTTTAGTGGGATCAGTTTCAATAAAAATTGGCCATAAATTTCCTCCAAGATTTAGAGTAACTGTAATCTCACAACTAAGTCTATCCTTATGTCTCTTTAATTCATCTCCTTTTTTATATAATCTTGCAAAACTATATTGTTCAACTAACTCTAAAGCAGTTTCTTTTGATAAAATAGGTTTTAGTTCTTCTAGTAAAAGATCAAATGCAGGATCTCCATAAATAATGTATGTATTTTTTATTTGAGGATCATTCCAACAACCCCATTCTGTTGCGTAAGGAGACATCCAATTATGCTCTAACATTGTTTTAGCAACTTGTTTTTTTAATTTAAAATATTTATATAAAAAATTAGCTTTTTCTTTTGAAATTGCATTTTTTATTATTTTATATTTATCTTTTTTATACATAAATTATCTAAATGGATATCCAAGGTTCCACATTACTAATGAATATCTTGTTCCTTTTGTAACAGGTCTTACTCTATGATGAATATGTGATGGAAAAACAATTATAGTACCTTTTTCAAAAGATCGTTCTTCTATATATGTTTCTAAAGGATCGCGGTTCATTCGTGGTTGAAATTCTAACTCTCCACCTTCATACTCATCAGGATTAGTTAATTGAACTGTCACTGAAAGTTTTCTAATCTTACCATGTATTCCTAGAAATTCAGGTTTATTATAAGGTCCATCATTACTGTCCATATGCCAATCATAGTACTGTCCGTTATTATATTTTGTAAATTGCATTTCTTCTGACCAATCCCATTCAAAATTCCAATTAGCTTCTTTGTTTGCTGTTCTAACAAAAGGTTGTATGTGCCTATAAATCCATTTATCGTTTAACCAAACTATATCCGAATCTCTTATACTTTTTAAATGTTTTTTTTGTTCTTCATTTAAATTATCTTTGTCTAATGAGCCTATTACACCTTTTTGAGTTTTTTTTTCATTCGCATATTTAATTATATCATCACATACTTTAACTGTAATAGCTTTTGGAAAACACCAATAATAATATTTTAAATTCATTTTTTAATTAATTTATTTATTTCAGGTAAATAAATATAATCTAGTTCACTTGTTTCAAATAATTCTTTTAGATCATTCATTGTTTCTACTAATACTTCACCCGGTAAATTTAAACTTGTATTTATTAATATAGGGACTCCAGTTAATTTTTCAAAAGATTTAATTAAATTATAATAATTTAAGTTCCTATCTTTATCAACAGTTTGAATCCTTGATTTATTATCAACAGCAAGACCTGCTTTTAAAATACCTTCTTTTTCTTTTTTTAAATCAAATACATACATCATATAAGGGGATTCATCTATTGTCATATCAAACCATTCTTTAGTTTTTTCTTTTAAAATAGAACACGCAAAAGGTCTAAACCACTCTCTTTTTTTTATTTTATTAAGTTTTTCTTGAGAATTTTTATGTAATGGACTCATTAACAATGATCTATTGCCTAACCCTCTTTGACCTTGTTCACTTCTAGATTGAAATATAGCAACAGGATCTTCTAATAAAATTTTAGCGACTTCTTCCGTATCTGTATCTAAAATATTATAGTTACAAAAAATTGAAATATCTAAATCTTGAGGTATACCTAAATAAACAGTATCGTTTCTTATTTTATTTTCTAAAAAATAATTTGCAGCTCCTAAACTTAAACCAAAATCTCCATTAAAAGGATCACAAAATATATTTTTAAATTTAGGTATTAACTTAGAATTATATAAAATATTTTGTGCACAACCTCCAGTAAATAACAAACTATCTTTTATATCCCATTTTGTAATTAAATCGGTCATACTCTTTTCGTAGTCTTCTTGTGTTTTTTTAGAACCTTTATCATGTAAACTAAAAGCCATTGTTTTACCACAAGCCGAAGGATGTTCAAAAGTTAATGCTGTAAAAATTTCATAATCTAAACCTATTTTATTAAATTCAGTTGTTATGTGTTTTAATTCATTGTCTTTAAAAATATATTGACTCTCTCTTTCCATGTCTCCTGCATTTACAACTAAAGCTCCTGTTCCATCACACACTAATATATTTTCTATATTTTTATTCCAAGTTAATGCACAGTATGCATGAAACAAATGATGGTGTTTATCATTATAAAAATGAATATTTATGTTTCTTAGTTTTTTACTATTATTTATTAAATCTTCCCAGATTCCCATTGAATTGTTTTCAGAGGAAGATATTAATATTTTGTCTATAGGTAATTTTTCTATTTTTTTTATTATTTCTTTCACTGGAAAAGTATAATATTTAAAACGATTATATCTATCCAATTGTGTATGAAATATAATTTTATTATCTTCTACATATGTTATGCATCCATCATGAGAAGTATATATAGAAAGTATATTCATTAAATTAAATTAAATGAAAAAAATATTTTTTTATTTTTAGATGTATTAATAGTAACTTCGTGTTTTAAAAAAGATGGAAAGATAACTAACATATTGTTTTGAGGAATTATTTTATATTTAGAACAATTGTAAGAGTTGTATTCATTAAGTTCACTACTATTAATAAAATGTTCTATCTCAACCGGATTTGAAAAAATTAAATCTCCACAGTTTTCAGAGGCATTACTATAAAAAATTCCAGACAATTTAGTAAAAGGATTATCATGTAAGGTATTTGAATCTTTTATATCATTTATATTCAACCACATGTTACATAACTTTAAATTGTTTTTAAAAGTAAAATAGCCTGTATAAGGACGTATAGCGGTTTGTATTTTTTCAGACAAATCTTTTAACTCTTCTCTTTCTAATAAATTAGAACTTTGATACCCTCCTGAATTACTTGCAACAATAGAAGGTTCTTCGTTAAATATTTTTTTTGCAAATTTATTTAAGCTGCTTGTATCAATATTATTAATAGTAGTGGTTGCAATTAAATACTGAAACGGTTGTATTATTTTCATAAATAATTAATGTTTATATTAATTCTAACTTTTTCATCTGTCTGTAACACAGCAGCATGTTTTAATTTACCATCAAATATTAATGCTGTATTTTTTATAGAAGGAACTTTATCCCCGTTTTCAAACAAAGTAAAGCCGTTATTGGTATTTACATAATACAAAAAAACCTCGTGTTCTTCTTTCATGTCTGTATGCATTCCAGTTTTAATTTGTTTGTTTTGTTTTACAAATAAATTACATTTAATTCTAGAAAGTTTATCTGGTTTTAATATTTTTAATATAGGAGATGCAATACTGTCATAAAAATTTGAATTTATATTGCCTTCATGAATTATAGAATGTGAGAAAAAAAATCTATCACTATCTTCTGGAGTATTTACAGAACCAGAATAAAACCATGGAAAAGTAGATGAAAGCATGGTGCTTTCTATGTAATCTGCTTCTTCTTGTTTAAGAAAATTTTTAATTACTTTGAAACACACAAAATATTAAGATGGCCAAGTTCCTGCTTTTTGAGCTTGATACTGTTCGGATAATCCCCAAATTCCAGAAGCTGATTCAACATTTATATCTAGTTCTTTAATAGCAACAAAACCTGAACCGCCGGCTCCGCCGCTGCCTCCATTTCCGCCGCCGCCTCCGCCGCCAGATCCTGTATTGTCACTACCAGCTGATCCTGAAGCTCCTAATGAAGAAGTACCACTACCGGCTCCGCCGCTTCCTCCGCCGCCTGCGGGTTGACCAGGGTAAGCTCCTCCTCCGCCTCCGCCAGCTTTTACTGCAGTACCTGTTCCAGGTGCAGCTGTACCATTACCACCTTCTCCAACACCAGGGCCACCATTAGAAGATGATCCTCCGCCACCATTTCTAGTTCCAGTAGGACCTGTTGCACCTCCAGCGACATATGTTCCAGTACCATCTATATCATGAGGAGGATATGAACCCGTAGGTGCCGCAACAGGAGAAGAAAAACCAGCAGTAGATGCTCCGCCGTTTCCAGATCCTCCTGAACCACCGCCACCAATAACAATTGGTGCTGCAGAACCAGGTATAGAATGAGCTGGAGTGTATTGAAAAAAACCGGCTCCTCCACCAGAATTAATATTGGACCCTCCACCTCTTCCACCAGCGATTGCTAAAACATTTGCTGTTCTAAAATCAGCTGCTGCTGCAGGTGCCGAAAAAGGTGTAAAAGTTCCAGAACTAGTAAAATTAACTGCAGTTCCGGGTGCGCTTACTGTTAAACTAATTGGATCATTTGTTGGTCCTATTATTCCGCCATTTGCCATTATATTGTCTCCCAAGTTTGTGTTTCTTCATTCCAATTATATACTATTATTATTCCATTTTCATCTACTTCATTTGGCATAGGTGTTGGTGGGTCCCATGCTTTAGTAGTATTGTTAAATGTCCAAGATGGAAATGGTTTTGGATCTATAAAAATATCTTCTGTAGGATTATAAGTACCTAATTGTGTTGCATATCTAAATCTTTTTGCTTTAGTTTGATCATCAGATAAAATTGGAAATCCGTTTTCATCTTGTGTATAGTGCTGATTGTTACGAGTGTTGTAAGAAGTTTGTTTCCAATACGTTGCAGGATAGGGGTCTAACTCTAAAGTAATATCATTAGGTATATTATTAGCAACCCATGTTTCAGATTCTGAAGAATACTCTCCTCCATTAGCAACAACATCTAAATCATTAATTACAACAACTCTTAAAATTTTGTTATCACTAGATTGTATTTCAGCAAAATGTGCCATTCAATCGTCTCCTATGCGTCGTTTAATATTTCGTAGTTTACAGTAATAGTTGCATCTGAGTTAGCACTAGCTCCAGCTTCAAGATTGTCGCCTTCTTCTAAATATAAAGCTGAGTTTTTATCAATTACAACTAAAGTAGAATCTGCAGGCACAGAAATTGTACTTGCGATTGCTACAGGTGATCCACCTGATTTAGTTATAAAAACTGAAACGTCTACTGCTGATGTTCCATCAATGTTTGCTATTAAAATATTATTTACTTTTACAAGTGTATCTGATGCTGCTGCTAAAATCTCTGTAGTAAGAGTAGTAGTCAAAGCCGCTTGTACCGATTCACCTGTTATCGATGTTACATTTACTAGATTTGGGTTTGCCATAATTTATTTTCTCCTGTTAATCTTTTATCCGAAAACTAATGCCATTGCAATAGCTTTTCCTACTGTTGCGGCTGTATTGCCATTAATTTGTACTTGACCAGTCCCTTTTGGAACTAGATTAATACTTACGTTAGTTTCTCCAGAAGCCGTTATAGTGGGTGCATCTCCTGTAGCGGCATTTGCTAGTGTAAGTTCATTAACTGCTGAACCTGTAGCCGTTAAAATTAATAACTCATTACCATTAGTATCTAAAATTGAAGTTCCAATTTTAGGTGCTGTTAAAGTTTTGTTTGTTAAAGTTTGTGTTCCAGCAAGAGTTACAT